GTACAATAGGTGCACAAGGTGCAACAGGTTCACAAGGTACACAAGGTACTCAAGGTACAATAGGTGCACAAGGTGCAACAGGTTCACAAGGTACACAAGGTACACAAGGTATTCAAGGCACAATAGGAGCACAAGGTGCAACAGGTTCACAAGGCTCACAAGGTACACAAGGCACTCAAGGCACAATAGGCGCACAAGGTACACAAGGTACTCAAGGTACAATAGGCGCACAAGGTGCACAAGGTACTCAAGGTAGACAAGGTACTCAAGGTACAATAGGTGCGCAAGGTGCACAAGGTGCCCAAGGTACTCAAGGTAGACAAGGCACCCAAGGCACAATAGGTACCCAAGGAACACAAGGTACTCAAGGCACACAGGGTGCCCAAGGAATACAAGGCACACAGGGCACTCAAGGTACACAAGGAGCAACAGGCGTAACACCCGGAGGAACCGCAGATTACATTACTAAATTTAGTGGTACTACTACCTTAAATGATGCTGTAAAAAATAATTTATCTGATTTTAAGGTATTTACAACAGTAGCAGGGCAAAATACTTATTCTTCCGTAGTTTTAGGTGCGGGATTACAAGAAATTTCTAGTAGTTTGGATAGAGTTGAAAACGGATTTGTTTTAGGAAAAAACAATACTAAATTATATAATAATGGTGGGGCTGGGAATAGCTTTGTAATAGGAGGAGGAAGCAGTAATACTAGTCGTTCAAATTTACTTTGGCTAAACCCAGGCACAAAAATACTTGATATATGGTCTAATGTTCGAATAAACTATGCAACTAATCCTGAATTGGAACCTTCAACAGTATACTCAGCACAGGCACAAAGTCCCGAAGCTGCTATTTATATAGGAAATTGGGATAATTTATTTGGAACAACAACTAGAGGCCCAGGAGTTCCAATTGCCATTAAAGTTCTTAATACTGGTAAAGGAGGATTAAATCTTAATAAATACCCCCCACAAGCTGCAAATAATAATTATTATGCTTATTTTTTCAGATCTCCAAATACAGCCACCACCCAAACTATTTCTACGGGTGTAGGTGCAAATGTGGGGGGAAATCCGACTATTACAACTATATCCACTTTACCAAACACTGCAATATTTACTGATGGGAATATTGTAGCAAACCAATTCCAATCTTTAGGCAATTCAGCAGCTAATGCTTCAGATATTAGGTTAAAAGAAAATATTGAAGAAATAAAATTAGAAAACGCTTTAAGTTTAGTACAAGATGTAAAACCTATTACATTTACTTGGAAAAGGCCTGAAGAAGACATGAATATAAACGGAACCATTGGTACCGGAGTTATAGCACAAGAACTTTTAAAAAATGGATTTGAACATTTAGTTTCTTTTAGACAAAACCCTTTAATACCCGAACACACAGACGATGAAGGATACACATCAACCGAAGGTTATGAAATGAGTGTTAATTATGTTGGTATGATTCCGTATCATACTCAAATAATAAGATATTTATTAGACGAAATAAAAGGGTTAAAAGAAGAGATTAAAAATCTAAAAGAAAAATGAGTTTATCTTTATTTAATTATGCTATATCCTCGTCGTTTTCTTCTTCGGCAGGTAACATATATACCTCTTCAATTGTATCCATAACCGGAGTTACATCGGGAAGTATAACATTTACTCCGGCGTTTGCCGCGTTTAATAATTATGCTAGTGCTAGTTTATTGTGGTTAAGTGGCAGTGTTAGTCCTGGCCCATTTTATAATATAAGCGGCGGATACATTACAAATGTAGATACACAAGCATTTAGCTCATCCTTTAGTTTTAGCAATTCAACAACTTTAGTTACTCAATCTAATTCTTCATTTTATTTTGACAGTTCTTCTATTGTAGGTTATCCAAATAGTCAATTTCAAATTGTATATTTTACAAGCTCAGCTACAGCTAATCAAACTTTAGTTGTAGATAGGGTTGTTGATTTTTATATAGACACAGGTTCAGGAGAAAACGCAGTTTCTTTTAAAAATTTAATATACAATACTTCTACCCAAAACTATGATTTTGAAACTTATACTTCAATAAAGGGGGGTATAGAAACTACAGCCAAAGGTACGGGTTCGTTTGCAGTAGGTACAAGTTCATTAGCCCAAGGTAATGCTTCGGTAGCAGAGGGTATTGGAACTCTTGCTTCGGGGTTTGCTTCTCACGCGGCTGGTATTAATACAACGGCAAGCGGTCAAGCTGCTTTTAGTATGGGTATAGAAACCGATGCTGAGGGTACTGCTTCATTTGCTGCAGGTACTGGCTCATTAGCTAAAGGAGAAGCATCAGTTGCAATGGGTATTGGAACTATTGCTTCTGCTTCTGGTCAAGTAACAATAGGCCACTATAATTTCCCATTAGATACTCCTGATAACTTATTTGTAGTAGGTGGTGGAACTGGCCCCTCTGTATCCAATAGAGGCAATTTATTAACTGTTGTAGGAGGTATAGGTTCAACTTATAAAGCAGTAAAAATAGATGTAGGTACTAACTTCAACTCCAATATTATTCCTGGGTTTTCAATATACGGAAATACAACCTTTCAAGGAAATATTACAGGCAGCACCAGAACAGGAGGTTCAAATATTGTAATATACGATGATACCTATAATGCCATAAATTCTACTTCATCTTTTTCTGTAATAGATGCAGACAGAGTAACATACACAAACCCAGATTTAGCTAAAATCACTATTAATAGGTTTGGTATTAATTTTGAACTTTCGAATAATATATCATCTCCTGGATCAACTTATTTATGGACTACTCCACTTGGGCTATTATATTATGGTTCAAATGCAATAATACTCAATGGTGGAAATACATTGGGTGGGGCAATGACCATTGGAACAAACGATACTAATAATTTACAATTAGAAACCAACAATTCTACACGAGTATTTATATCATCTTCGGGTAACGTAGGTATAGGCACAATAACTCCTACTTTAGCCACTTTACAGATCCAAGGTAACGTATCTGCTTCATCATATACAGGTTCATTTTTTGGAACATCAAGTTGGGCAATAAATGCACTAACTGCTTCATTTGTAAATACTGCAAGCACAAATGCATTTGTTCAAGGTGGTAATTCATTTGGTACAACTGCACTCCTAGGTACAAACGATAATCAAAACCTACAATTTGAAACAAGCGGTTCAGTTAGAATGACTATTAGTTCAAGCGGTAATGTGGGTATAGGCATAACACCCCCACAGCGCAGATTACATATAGATGCGAGTGGTTCATCAAATACCTTTACTCCCTTAATATTAACATCGGTTGATACAAATAATAGAGTAGGAATACAATTCGCATCATCCAGCATAGCAAGTGGTAGAACAAATTCTTTGTATCATAGAATGAATGCTGCAACTGCAGAATGGATTCTATCAGCAAATGCTGGAGAAAATGGTGCATGGCAATTTTTACCACGAGACGATTCTAGTTATGTTGTATCAATGTTAGCACCCTTTAACGGAGGAACAGCAAGAATATTTACAGGACAAAGCCAAAGTTTATTTGCATTAGGTGCTGGTTCTTCTGCTAATCATTTAGTAATTAGTTCAAGTGGGCAAATTGGTGTAAATACCAATGCTCCCGCTGCCCTTCTTCATGTTAATGGAACAGCAGCTTCAACTTCTCTATTTAGAGTTAATAGCGGTTCTGCAATAATCCAAAACAATGCTTTACAATCAAATAGAAGTGCGAGTGTGGCTTTCTTTACTACTACTGGTAACCCTACAGCAAACTTTGATTTTGATATAGGTTCTACAGGAACAGCCAACGCAGGAACTGCAAGAATAGCAGGAGCGGGTACAACATATAGCTTTAGTAGTAATGGAAGTATAGTTAGAAATTCTACAGGTAATACTGAAATGTTCAGTATGGTAATGGGAGGAACAGCAGTTACTGGTATTCAAAATCCATTACGAATACAATTTGATGCTACCCAAACCGCAACATCAGGATCAGGCTACATTGTATTAAGATTAAATGCTACCCATGCTTCTACAGCAGGCACAGGTTCAAAATTATTACAAACTTGGGAATTTGCTAACGTACAGCGTAGTGTAGTAGACATATCAGGAAGTATAGGAATAGGTATGACCGGCTCAGTACCATTATCAGCTTCACTTCATATTAGTGGTGCTAATACCGCTAATCTGCTTAGGATACAATCTCCGGCTTCATCTTCTATTCTATTTGTAAGCGGCAGTGGAAATATAGGCATGGGTTTAACTGTTCCTTCTGCTCAACTGCATATTAGTGGAGCATCAAATAGTGTTCTATTTGAAATAGATTCACCAGTACAAAACAACATACTATTTGTTACGGGTAGCGGTAGAGTAGGTATAAACACATCTTCTTCACTAGCAACAGGTTTAAGCATATTTCAACAGTCTTCTTCGTTTATGGACCCTACAACGGCCCCCACCGGAAGTGGTTTATATGTGTTTAGTAGCGGTAGTGGAAATACTCAACCCTCTATTCATGTCCAAAATATAGGAGATGCATTTGCAAGTATTAATTTAAGCACTATAAGCGGAAGTACTAACCCACTTAGAATGTGGAGTCTTTCAAAAAGAAATAATGCTAATGCCAATGCCTTGCAGTTATATTATTATAACGGCACTACCTATTCTTTCCCTTTGTTTAATTTTATTCAAAATGGAGTTTCTACTTTGGGGGAAAGTACCCAAATCCAATTAGATGATCTTAATGGCTTTGTAGGCCTCCAAACCACCCCAACTGAGTGGATACATTTATCCTCCGATCCCGCAAGCAGTAACTATATTCTAATAAATGCAGACCAGACTTCAAATCCACCACCATTAACAACAGCATCAACCGCTAAAAATGGTTATGGTATTGTTGGTAATGAAAATTATTTAGCAGAACCCGATTATTGGATGGAAATAAAATTAGGAGCAGCAGGTCCTGGAATAGTCCTTATCCCTTGTTATCTACCCGCATAATATGTTCATTAAACCCACACCGGAACTCCTTCAACAAATTAAAGACAGTGGTAAACCCATTATCCAAATTACTATGGAAGAATTTCAAAAGATAGCATCTGAAGGCAAATTACTAACTAACGAAGAAGCAAAAGAAAAATTAAAAACACATAAACTTAAATAAAATGGAATATATAAGAGAATTACACTTATTTGTTCAAGCTAACGGATGGGAATTTATTCGTAGTGAACAATCGTGGGTCCCTTTTTTAGAATGGGTACGAACCGAATACCCAAATGACGATACATTAGAAAAAGCAACAGAAATAATAAACAATTACCAACCTGAATAAAAAAATTTGGAGAACCAAAAATAGTTTTATATATTAAAACAAAAGTTATGTTTAAATGTTTTGGTTAATTGAAAATAAACAACAATTAAAACAATTTGCTGTTCGAAATCTAAGCGAAATATTCGTTGAGATAATTCCATACTCACCTTTTACTCACCCTGCTGAATCGTCAATTAGTTGCATTTACATTCGTCCTATAAATCACTACAAAGGATACCTAATACCAATATACCACACCGAAGTAGAAGAAAAATTATTTGAAGACGAAGTATTTTTAATATTAAAACAAGCACAAAAAATATATGTAAAAGACAAAAAAGAATTTTTACATTATTTTCCATTACGCAATGCAGTTGACCTCACCCTCCTCAACCCTACGTATATACAACTCACCGCCGCTCACGAATTTTTATACCAAAAATACCCAACCCACCCAAGTATAAACACACTAGTACCAATAGTTAAACACTACGAGTATTGTGAATCGCTGTTTGAGGAATTAGAACATTTAATAGAACAGCCCGTAAACGAATTTTACAACCACAAAGCCACTTGGGTATTTTACGGTATAGAACAATCCGGTTTATTTGTGGGTAATAGTGTTTATAACCAACATTTTAATCAAGACATACAAACCGACGTAGTTTACACTCAATACAATTTTAAGACATTAACAACGCGTCCTTCCAATACATTTAACGGTATTAATTACGCTGCCCTTAATAAAGAGAATGGATGTCGCAGTTCATTTATCCCCCGCAACACAAAACTTGTTGAATTTGATATTTCGGCTTACCACCCTACTTTAGTAGGTTGGCTTATAAATTACGATTCAATTGATTTTTCTAATTTCTATTCCGCAATTAGTAAAGAAATGGGCATTAGCGAATCACAAGCCAAAGAATCTACATTTAGACAATTATACGGGGGCATACAAAAAGAATATGAAAATATTGAATATTTTAGTAAAACCAAAAAATATATATACGATATCTGGGAGGAGTTTAATAACTCGGGGCAAGTTATTGTGCCAATTTCGGGTTATTGCTTTAAAAAAGACAAGTTGGATAACATGAACCCCCAAAAATTGTTCAACTATATACTACAAAATTTGGAAACTTCGTATAATATATGTATATTGTGGGAGATTTTTAAAATATTAAAAGGAAAAAATACAAAATTAGTTATGTATACTTACGATGCTTTTTTGTTTGATTGGGATGGTAAAGAAGTGGATATATTGTGCCAAATCGAAAACATTTTAAGTGCAAACAATTTGCATTATAAGGTAAAAAACGGGAAAAATTATGATTTTTAACACATCTTACGATATGTATAGTATGGACAGTACCTTAAACTATACAGATTTGAATAATAAATTATTTTGTACTTTTACTACCCCCCTTGAATTGGAGGGCTTAGTAAACTCTATATCGAATTCTTATTCGATAATGTACAATAAAATATTTGTACTTGAAGTTAAGGACAGTAACGAATATGTCTTAACTTATAATACCGAGCACGGAAACATAAGTTATATCCCACAAAACACAATTTTGGTTCACAGGAAAAAGGATTCAAATACATTATATACTATTAATGCTTTGAATGAATTGATTAAAAGTTTAAATGGGGGTGTTGTAGATACCAATTATAGAATAGACTGGCAACACTATAAAAACACAATTTTGTTAACCCAACAAAATGAATTAAGGCAGTTAAGAACAAAAATTTTTAAGATTGTTGAACTTTGATTTGGCTTTTTAAAAATTAGTTATTATATTCAATCATAAACCAAATAAAATTTTAAAGTTATGGATTTAAAAGCAATCAAACAGCGTCTTAATCAGATGCAAAAAACTAGTCAAACTAGTGAAGAACGCAAATCTATGTTTTGGAAGCCCACAATTGGTAAGCAAACCATTCGTGTAGTGCCTTCAAAACATAACCCAGCAATGCCCTTTAGTGAAATTTTCTTTCATTACGACATTGACAAGCCCGTTATGGTTTCACCAATTAATTGGGGAGATAAAGACCCAATTGTAGAGTTTGCAGCTCAATTGAAGAAAACCAACGATAAGGAAAATTGGAGATTAGCTAAAAAAATTGAGCCAAAAGCTCGTTATTTTGCTCCTATCATTGTCCGTGGTGAAGAAGATAAGGGTGTTCGTTTGTGGCAATTCGGTAAGGAAACCTATGAAGCATTTTTACAGCTTGCTGTGGATGAAGAAGTAGGTGACTACACCGACCTCAATGAAGGCCGCGATATTAAATTAGTTACAGTTGGTCCCGAATCAACAGGTACTAAATATAATCGCACTACTATTAGTCCTTCAATGAAAAACAGTGAATTAGGTAGTGCTGATCAAGTGAGAACTTGGTTGGAAAACCAACCTAACCCTAAAGATTTGTTCAAACCATTCTCATTCGATGAAATGAAAACTGCTCTTCAAAATTGGTTAAGCCCAAATGAAGAAAGTGAGACGGTTGTCGAAGAAGAAAAAGAACAAGCGCCTAAAACGAATTATTCACTAAATACTTCCTCTGCTAATGTTAAGCAATCTAAACTAGATAAGTTTAACGATATTTTTGAAGAGGACAGTGACATGCCGTTTTAATTATGGCTAGAAAGCGCGATGAATCTTTAGCAGAGGCAGTATCTGCCGAGCTAAAATCGAATTTTAACCTTGATAAATTTAAGGATAAGAAGGGGTTAACAGGTAATGTTAAATTTAAGCCCCAAAAATGGGTCCCGCTTTCTTCTGCGTTCCAAGAAGTAACCTCTGTGCCCGGTATCCCAACTGGTCATATTGTGTTACTTCGAGGGCACAGTGATACAGGTAAAACCACAGCGTTAATTGAAGCTGCTGTTAATGCCCAAAAATCAAAAATATTACCTGTGTTTATTACCACAGAAATGAAATGGTCTTGGGAACACGTTAAACAAATGGGCCTTGAAGTTAATGAGGTAGTTGACGAGGAAACAGGTGAAGTTACTGATTATAATGGGTTTTTTATATATGCTGACCGAGAAACTATACATACTATTGAAGATGTAGCAGCATTTATTTTAGATTTATTAGACGAGCAGAAAAAAGGTAATTTACCGTATGATTTAATGTTTTTATGGGATTCAATTGGGTCCGTGCCCTGTGAATTATCGGTTCGTTCAAACAAAAATAACAACGAATGGAACGCAGGTGCTATGTCAACCCAATTTGGTAATAATGTAAATCAACGTATTACATTGTCTCGTAAGGAAAGTTACCCATACACCAATACTTTGGTTTGTATCAATAAAGTATGGACAGCTAAAGCTGAAACCCCAATGAGCCAACCCAAACTTATGAATAAGGGTGGATTTGCAATGTGGTTTGATGCTACTTTTGTAATTACCTTTGGTAATGTATCAAATGCCGGAACTAGCAAAATTAAAGCTATTAAAGATGGTAAACAAGTAGAATTTGCTAAGCGTACTAAAATTCAAATTGATAAAAACCATATTAACGGTATTACTACAAGAGGTAATATTATCATGACCCCTCACGGTTTTATTAATGATAGTGAAAAGGAAATTAAATCCTATAAAGACTCACACGCCAAAGAATGGAGTGCGATACTCGGTGGACTAGACTTTGATATCATTGAAGAAAATGATACATTTATAGATACAACCGAATACACAAACGAGCCAGATTAATATGGAAAAGAAAGATTTATTACAACTCCTTGACAATGTAGTTGAGGAGAATGAAACAGAATCCTTAGAAAAACACGATCGTGTGCTTTTAATTGATGGGCTAAATTTATTTTTTAGAAATTTTGCTATGTTAAAGTTCATTAATGAAGAAGGAATACACGTAGGTGGTTTAGGTGGGTTTTTACGCTCCCTAGGATTCTTAATAAATCATATTAATCCAACCTCAGTTTATGTAGTATTTGACGGAGTAGGTTCCACGGTAAACCGTAGGAATCTACTCCCCGAATACAAAGAAAATCGTAATATATCTCGTATTACAAACTGGGATATGTTTGATTCATTAGAAGATGAAAATGAAGCTAAAGTAAACCAAATTGTTCGTTTAATACATTATTTAAAATGTTTACCTGTTAAAACTATATCAATAGATAAACTAGAGGCAGACGATATTATAGCGTATTTATCTAAAAAACTAAGTACAGATTATAATTCTAAAGTATTTATAGTATCTAGTGATAAAGATTTTATACAATTGATAAACGATAAAATAGTTGTATATCGCCCTGTAGAAAAAGAATATTATACACAAAGTACTGTTAAAGAAAGATTTGGTATTCCTGCTTCTAATTTTACGATATACAAAACTTTATTAGGAGATGCGTCTGATAAAGTTAAAGGGATTAAAGGTTTAGGAGATAAAGGCATACTTAAGAAATTTCCTGAACTAGCCGAACGTACTCTTACTTTGGACGATATTTTTGATATATGTAAACACAAAATGAAAGAACACATTGTTTATTCAAGAATATTATTTGAAGAAGATAACTTAAGACGCAATTATAAAGTTATGGATTTGCATAATCCTATGGTAAGTGAAAAGGAAATTGATTATTTAAATCAAGAAATTGAAAACCATGCACCTAAACTTGAATCCCCAACTTTTCTTAAGTATTATCACGAAGACGGATTACGTCACATAATTAAAAATGTTGACTATTGGATCCAATCCGCATTTAATAAATTAATAAGTTATAATAAAGAGTTATATGACACTAAAATCAATCAATGAATATGGCGCAGGTTTCCAAATTAAAGTACTTGCCGCGTTATTAAACCATAAAAGTTTTTTAACCAACATATATGATATAATAAGCGATGAATACTTTGAATCTCAGGCCCACAAGTGGATAATCAAAGAAATATTAAAATATTATAGCAAATATCATACAACTCCTTCTTTAGAGGTACTTAAAGTAGAATTAAAAAAAGTACAAAATGAAGTTTTACAAATTTCTATTAAAGATCAGTTGCGTGAAGCTTATAAAGAATCAGATGATTTGGCATATGTTGAAGAAGAATTTTCTACATTTTGTAAAAATCAAATGCTTAAAAAAGCATTGTTGCAATCAGTAGACTTATTACAAGCTGGTGACTATGATTCTATTAAATTTATGATTGAAGCTGCTATGAAAGCAGGACAAGACAAAAATATTGGACATGAATACAATAAAGATTTGGAATCACGTTATAGAGAAGAACACAGAACTATTGTTCCTACTCCTTGGGAAGTATTTAATGAACTATTACAAGGGGGGTTGGGAAATGGAGATTTTGGCTTGGTATTTGGTAATCCTGGAGGTGGTAAATCTTGGGCATTAGTAGCATTAGGTGCCTATGCTATAAAATTGGGATATAATGTTATACATTACACATTAGAACTAGGTGAAGAGTATGTAGGTAGAAGATACGATGCTTATTTTTCAAATATACCTGTTAATTTAGTAATAGCTAATAAAGATAAGGTAACCCAATCTACCGAAGAATTAAAAGGCCAATTAATTATTAAAGAATATTCACCAGGTAAAGCATCAATATCTACTCTTGAAGCACACATCAAAAAATGTATTGATCTAGAATTTAAGCCTGATCTGATTATTATAGACTATGTAGATCTTCTTCGTTCTAAAAAGTTAAATCGTGAGCGTAAGGACGAAATTGATGATATTTATATTAGTACTAAAGGATTAGCTCGCGAATTAAACTTACCAATTTGGTCAGTGTCACAAGTTAATCGTGCAGGTGCACAAGATGATATTATTGAAGGTCATAAAGCCGCGGGATCATATGATAAAATTATGATTACTGACTTTGCGGCCTCTTTAAGTCGTAAACGCGAAGATAAAGTAAATGGAACAGGACGATGGCACATTATGAAAAATAGATACGGAATGGATGGATTAACATACGGAGCTAGAATAGATACTTCTACAGGGCACTTTGAAATAATTACAGATGCTGAATTAGAAGATTTAACTCCTACTCAACCCCAAAGATTCCAGTCAGGCATTACAGACCAAGACAAAGAAGCTTTAAGACAGCACAGTAATTTCTTTTTAAAATAAATGTATAATGATAACTGAACCACGAATATTTTATAAACCATTCGAATACCAAACCGCATTTGAATACTACAAAAATCAACACCGAGCACATTGGCTAGCTGATGAGATACCTTTAGCGTCTGATTTAAACGATTGGAAACTTAAATTAACCGAATCTGAAAAGAACCTTATAGGTAATATTTTAAAATCATTTGCCCAAACCGAGGTTCACGTAAACGATTACTGGTCAACCAAAGTATCTATTTGGTTTCCAAAACCTGAAATACAAGCTATGGCTCGTGCGTTTGCTGATTTTGAAAGCATACACGCTGAAGCTTATGCACGATTAAATGAAGAACTTGGTTTAGATAACTTTCAAGCATTCTTAGAAGACGAAGCATCAAAAGCCAAAATCGAAAGATTGATTGAAGTGCCCGGCGAATCGCTAGAAGAAAGAGCATTATCCTTAGCTATTTTCTCGGCCTTTACAGAAGGTGTAAATCTATTTAGTTCATTTGCTGTATTAATGTCGTTTCAACTTCGCAATCTAATGAAAGGTACTGCACAAATTGTAGAGTGGAGTGTAAGAGACGAATCATTACATTCACAAGCCGGATGTTGGTTATTTAGGACTTTACTCCAAGAACAACCACATTTAGATACCAATAGTATGAGAGATAAAGTTATTGAAGCTTGTCACTTATCAGTTCAATTAGAATTTGATTTTATTGATAAAGCATTTGAGATGGGTAATATTGAAGGTTTAACCAAGGAACAACTTAAAAACTATATTAAAGCAAGAGCAAATGAAAAAATGGTTGAACTTGGATATAAAGCAATTTATAACGATATTGACCCTAATTTATTAAAACAAATTGAATGGTTTGGGCATTTAACATCAGGAAAATCACACCAAGATTTCTTTGCTCAACGTCCAACAAATTATGCTAAATCAACAGCAGATTGGAGTGATTTATAAAAATACAACTATGATAAAATTAATTGATATACTAAAAGAAACTAATAATGAAAGAGCAACTAAATCGACTAGCTTAAATAAGTTATTAGATTATTTAGATAAAAATAATGCTCCTGTAAATATTAATTCTAAAATTATTAATAAATATGGTAAATTAAAAATCAACTCAAATAAAATCTATGATTTTGGTGGAGCTGATAACCCCATTCCTAATTCAATAGTAGTAGATATAGAAAAACCTGATGGGGATAATAAATTTATAGAACAAGATCTTGAAGATGAATTTAATTTACCTCCTAAAGATTATATAAATCTATCTAGTGTTATACATTTTATTAATAATAAAAATAATCTTGTGAAAAGTATAAATAATTCTTTAAAACCAGGAGGAATTTTAATAATAAAAACATCATTAAATCAAATTTGGAAAATATTACCTTATCTTTCTGATTATACCCCATTAGAAGCACAAATAGATAAAGAAGAAATATTATCATCTGAGGATGATCCAGATGTAGTATCAATAGTTTTTAAAAAATAATTACACAGAGGACAGTTCTTTCAATACAAAAAGATATAAATTATGAGTATACAAGTAGACACAACAAATTGGATTAAAGACAAGAATTTTCCAAACTACATGGATGATATAGCAATCAGTATGATTTCAAAAGGTTATTTATTACCTGATGAAGATGTATTTGATGCTTTCAGACGAGTTAGTAAAGCGGCAGCCCGCAGATTAAAACGTAAAGACTTACAACCATACTTTTACGAAGCAATAGTTAAAAATTGGTTATGTCTAGCATCACCTGTATTATCTAACATGGGGACAGAACGCGGAATGCCCATCTCATGTTTTGGTATTAATGTAGGAGATTCTATTGAAGGCATAGCCGATGCTAATTCAGAACTAATGCGCCTAACTTCACAAGGTGGTGGGGTAGGTATAGGAATGTCTCGTATTAGAGGAAGAGGCAAACCTATTAAAGACAACGGCGTAAGCGAAGGTGTTGTACCTTGGGCTAAAATATACGATTCAACAATTCTAGCAACTAATCAAGGCTCAGTTCGTAGAGGTGCTGCTTCAGTTAACCTGTCTATTAACCATCCAGATATTGAAGAATTTTTAAGCATCCGTCGTCCAAAGGGTGATGTAAATAGACAGTGTTTAAATCTACATCAATGTGTTGTTATTGACGATAGTTTTATGAAACGCGTTGAAAATCGAGACACAAAGGCACTGCGATTGTGGGGTGAAATTTTAAAATCGCGATTAGAAACTGGCGAACCATATCTTATGTTTGAGGATAACATTAATAATGCTAGCCCACAAGCATACAAAAATAACAATTTAAAGGTAGAATTTACAAATATCTGTTCAGAAATTGCGCTTTATAGCGACGAACTCCACTCATTTATTTGTTGCCTATCATCTCTTAATCTAGCAAGATGGGATGAATGGAAAGACTATAAGTTTGAAAACGGAATGACATTACCCGAATTAACTTGTTGGTTCTTAGAAGGTGTATTACAAGAGTTTATCGATAGAGGTAAGAATATGAGATTTATGGAAAACACAATCCGTTCTGCTACTAAAGGTAGAGCAATTGGGATTGGTGTTTTGGGGTGGCATACATTGCTTCAATCAAAAGGATTACCATTTGTAGGTATTCAAGCTAGTTCTTTAACTAGAATTATATCTAAATTTATACAAGACGAAGCTCTAAAAGCATCTCGCGATCAAGCTAAAATTTATGGTGAGCCTGAATGGTGTAAAGGAACAGGTTTAAGACATTCACACCACTTAGCAATAGCACCCACAATTTCAAACGCTCATATTTCGGGTGGTGTATCTCCCTCAATTGAACCTATTCCTGCTAACGTATACAATCTTAAAACAGCAAAAGGAGTATTTATCAAACGCAATAAAATCCTTGAAAATCTACTAGAGAAAAAAGGATATAATATAGACAGCGTATGGGATCAGATACTTAAAGATCAAGGCTCAATTTTAGGACTCCCAGATTATATATTGTCGCCTGAAGAAAAAGAAATATTTTTAACATTTAAAGAAATCAATCAACTTGAAATAGTAAAACAAAATGCTATTAGACAAGAATATGTTGATCAAGCCATATCGTTAAATTTATGTTTTGACCCTAACGATTCACCCAAAGATATTAGTATGGTCCATAAAGAAGCTTGGAAGCTTGGTATTAAAACCTTGTATTATTTACGCACAGAAAGTGTATTACGAGGAGATAACCTTCAAAGGTTCTCGGATTGCGTCTCGTGCGAGAGCTAAACAATTATGATTTTTTTATAAGAAAGGTGCGAGAGCACCTTTTTTTATGATATGTATCGGTGAATGTTATCTTAAATAGTTTTTAATGGTTGCTTATGGTTTCACTTAAAAACTAAAGATATGAAAAAATTCTTTGCTCAAATTTTCCAAGACGAAAAAGGAAAATTCTCATCAAAACAATTTGTTGGTATTATAGCAGGCTTAATGTTGTGCTTTACAATGTACCACAACCAATTCACTGATTCAAGCATTGCACCCGCCGACTCATTAATTAATGCAGTTGCCGCTCTTTCGTTTGGTGCATTAGGTTTAGCATCCGCAGACAAGATTTTTAAAAAAAATGATTGCACCTGCCAAAAATCCGAAGAATAAATTATATGAAAACACCAATTACTTTTGAACAATTCAGTAAAGACCCAGTTAAAGGGCTATTATTTATAGTAATAGTAGCAATTGGATACCTTTATATTGATATTAAAATGAACTATTCAGGTCAAGTAAGTAAATGCGATGATCAAGTAGTAGTATTAAACCAAAAAGTTGACCAATTAACTGAGCATATTCGTAGAAGCGATTCTGCTTTAGGTTATACTATTAGTAAGGTTGAAATGCTTGAAATAATGAGAAATGAAGGTAAATAATTTAAATACAATTATAGCTATCGTGGCTATTATAGGGTTAACAGTAGCGTTAGCTGATAATCCTAAACCTATAGACCCTAAAGAAAAAGAATTAAATGAATTACTTAAAAAATCTCAAGAGAGATTAAAAAAAGTAAATTTTTTAATTAAGAAAATAGATAATGTTGCTACCGAGAAGGTTGTTGAAATGAAAGAAGATATTGTAATGTTACAAGAAGAAAAAAAAGTTTTGCAAGAAGAAAAACAACAATTAACTGTAGAACTAAATGAAACTAAAGCTATCGTGGATAGTATTGCTATCTATTCTTCCCCTTTTAAGCTGGTCCCAATCGTATCCGATTCAACGAATTGAAGGTAAAGATACAGTGGTCGTTATGACCAAAAAACAAGGAGAAGACATAAATCTTTTATTTGACAGTTTAAGAAAGGTAAATAGCAATTGTTCCTATAAGGTTGATTCTTTAGTTAAATTAAAATCTTTAGTAGATACTTTAGTATTTAGAGATACTCTAATTCAAAGAGATACAATAACTAAAGTTGTAACCAAAACCATAGTTAAAAACGAGCCTATACAAAGTAGATGGGCTGTTGGATTAAATGTAGGAGCCTTAAGTGTTATAGGAGATATGACAACCTCTACATCACTTTTAAATCAAATGATTGGTACCAATGGTAGCTCCATATTTGCAATTTACAAATTAGATAAAAACTGGGGAATACGAGGCCAATTTCTATATGGATTGATAAGAGGAAAAAAAGAAGATTGGCTTAAACAAAGCTTCAATGCTGGATACTACTCAGGACAACTAAGCTTAGTTTATAATACCCCCCCTATTTTAAAAGATAAATTAGAATTTGGTATTGTTTTAGGACAAGGGGTATCAATTTCTAAGTACTATAGATCAACTTTTAATAACCCCAATTACCCTACATTGCCTTTAAGAAATGGGGTTTATACTGTATTTAATTCTATAGGGGGTGAAATTAATTTTAAATTAACAGAATCTTCTAAGTTAAATGTGGGCACACAACTTAAAACCTACTTTACAGATAAATTAGATGCGTTTCAAAATACTGGAGAAGGTGATGCAATGCAATACACTTATTTAGGTCTAGTGTACTTTTTAAATAAAAATTAATATTTATAATAAAATTAGAAACTTATGAAGGAAATTTTTAAAGCTATTTTAAAGTATTTGTTTGCAAATACTAAATTAGATGAAAAAGTGGCTGATGTGTTAGAAACAGCAAAAACCGAAGCTACTAAATTAGACGAAAAATTTGATAATCTAAAAAAAGAAGTTGAAGCTTCGGAAACCCAACCTGAAGAAACAACTGAATCCGAATCTTTTGATTCTTCATCTGAAGAAGAGTCAAAATCTAAAAAAACATCTAAAAAGAAATAATTATGGATATTAACAAACTTAAAGGACATATTCCTGATGGCGTAATTGCCCAAATTCCTTCTGTAATGTCAACCTTTAAAATTGACACTGCTCTTAGATTATCTCACTTTTTAGCTCAATGCGGGCACGAAAGTGCTGGTTTTAAAGCAATCCAAGAAAATCTAAACTATGGAGCAAAGGGTTTGCTAGGTATATTTAAAAAATACTTCCCAACCGAAGCTAAAGCTTTACAATACGAAAGAAAACCTGAAAAAATTGCTAACCTAGTTTATGGTAGCAGAATGGGTAATGGAGACGAAGCATCAGGTGATGGCTATAAATTTAGAGGTAGAGGATATATCCAGTTAACTGGTAAAAATAATTATGTAGCTTTCGGTAAAGCCATTAATGAAGACATAGCTGTAAATCCTGATTTAGTAGCAACTAAATATCCTTTATTATCAGCTGCTTGGTTTTGGTCAAGTAATAGCTTAAATGCTTTAGCTGATAAAGGTGCAGACGATGCAAGTGTAACAGCAATCACTAAAAGAGTTAATGGTGGGACAATTGGGTTACCTGATCGTATTAAGCACTTTAAAGAATATTACGCACTATTAAAATAATGAAACATACTGCCTTAGCTGATCCTATAATATTATCTATTACTTCTTTATCTGCTGCTTGTGCTTTTATATGTAGTTACTTTATGCAGCTGTATATGGATAACCAAGACCAATACACTGCTGTAGTTGGTGTAATGTTTTTGGATGGGGTATTTGGTATAATTGCGGGTACAAAAAGAGAAGGATTTAAAACCCATAAAGCATTAAGTGTACTAAGAAATACTTTTGTTTGGATAATGATTTTGTCTGCAGTTTTAATGATAGAAAAAGGTTTTGCAGGAACAGCTTGGCTTAGTGAAGTGGTTATTGTACCTTTTATGGTATTTCAATTAGTAAGTGCTCTTAAAAATGCCTCAATGGCGGGATATATTAAAGTGGGCTTATTAAACGAGATATTAGATAAAATAGATAAACACAAAGGAATCAGAAATGAATAGTTATGAAACAAAAAATATTTCCCTTTTTAATAGCCTTTTCAGCGCTATCGGTTTCGGCATCAGCTGCTTTTTATTCGATTAGTGGCTTAAGTAAATTATTTGCTGGAGCAAGTACCCAAGTAATAATAATGGCTTCTTCGCTTGAAGTAGCTAAATTAGTTATTGCATCATTGCTTTACCAATATTGGGGTTCAATTAATAGAGCTTTAAGAACATACCTAGTAGCCGCCGCTGTTGTATTAGTTTTAATCACATCAATGGGGATATACGGGTACCTTTCGAGTGCATACCAATCAACTGCTAATAAAGAAGGAATAGCTACACAACAAATTACTGCTCTAGAAACCAAAAAGAAATTATACGAACAAACTAGAGATAACATAATCCAAGAAAAACAATCGTTATCTAATTTTAAAAATACCTTATCTAAAGGTTCAGTAACCCAATACACAGATAAAAAAGGCAATCTAGTAGTTAGGTCAAATAACTCTAGCATAAAGCAAATAGAATCAGCAAATAAAACTGAGGAAAAATTAACGTATAAATTAGATATAGTAAACGATTCTATATTTGCTTTAGAAAATAAAATATTAGAAACTAAAGTATTTAACGAATCCTCAAGTGAATTGGGCCCTTTAAAATATTTATCTAATTTATTAGGGGTTTCAATGGATAAAATAGTAAATTGGCTTTTATTAATTATAATATTTGTATTTGACCCCCTTGCCATTTCACTTGTAATAGCTGCTAATTTTGCTTTTAGTCAATTGCTGCCCAAAAAGGAATACCCGTTGGAGGAAAAAATAGAAGATATGAAACGAGTAGTAGATGCATACGACTCTTTAGAAAAAGAAGTAAATGAACAACAACACCATTTTTTAGACTTAGATAAAGATGGAGTAGTCGAAGCTGAAGAAATTGAAGCAGTAATAAATCAAGTATCAGCCATAGGAAATAGTTTTACAACGGCTGAGGGTGGGAAAAAAGCAGCATTAAATGCTGAGGTGCAAAAACTTAAAGATATGATTCTTAGTACCGCCCCCAAGAGTAAAAAAAATAATGATAACACTATAACTTATTTTTAAAAATAGCTTGGCTATGTAAAACTCTGTTCGTATATTTAAATAAATAAAGGTTTTATATGCACTATTGTTATTTAGATACTTTCATTAAACACACAGAGGACATTGTCAATGCTAAATTGTCCTCATACCAAAAACTAAATTACAATCGTTTCATGTGGTGGAGAACCCACACAGACAATAACGACCCCCTAAGTAAACGTTTGCCCCTTAAAGATCGAATCATTAATGGAGACTTTGAATTCTCGTCATATTACTGGCAAGCCCAATCCGCCGTCATAGTAGGCCGAAACAAAGTGGATCTATCTAAAGATGACCACCGAGAACAAATCAACAAAACTTCTATAGATCTTGAGCGTTATAGAAGACTTATTGCTGACTTTGAGAAAGAAGAAACAAAGCGCATATGGGAACTTACAGACGCATTTACTAAAGCTTTTAATCTTACTCACGAGGAATTTCACGCTAATTTAGAAATGTGGGAGGGGGACATATTAGGGTTATATGAATGGCTGTATGTGTCGCGCCCCCTATCTCCGTGTGAATCTCGCAAAATAGCTCGCAAAAAAGATGGGAAATCTAAAAAAAAGTAATTATATTTAACCATAAATAAAAGTTATGAACCTACGCTACAAATACAAAAAACTATTAGTTTGGCTACAGAGTAAAGCCATTAAAAATCCCCCATTAACCGAGCGAGAATATCTAACCAAAAAGGTAATCATCAGACTACTATCAAATCCTAAAACACACTATTTGATGACGCCCTCAAGTCGTTATTATATACAAACTGAGGATAAAAGATATACCATTATACTTCAAAACAATTTTGTAAAACTTACAAATCATAGATATTCGTTCGAATTTACTATTGGTTCGTATGTTTCAAATGAACTTATTAAATTGGTTGAACGGGCTATTGAAAAAAATAGAAGCAAAATGGAAGACGAGCTATCTAAAAATGAAATAAACATACTAAAAGAATTATTAAAATGATAAAAATATCACACGAAGTACCTATTTGTTTACTTGAGCACAGTCTTAAGTTTAATTCCTATGATTATTGTTTGCCCCACTTATTAGATCAAAACGAAGAATATCGTAATTTTTTCTATAAGTCTAAAGCAGAAGGTCGTTATATCATAATGGATAACTCGCTCCACGAGTTAGGAAAAGCATACGATTCTTCTCGTTTAATGTATTGGATAAATGAATTGCAACCTAATGAATTTATAGTTCCTGATGTATGGGAAAATAGAACCAAATCAGTAGTTAATGCAAGGCAGTGGGCTAATATTGAGCTTCCTGAAAATGTAACTAAGGTAGCTGTAGTTCAAGGTAAAAGCTATGAAGATGCTGTAATTAGTTATAAAACCTATAAAGATTTGGGTTATAAGAAAATAGCATTCTCGTATGGAGCTAGTTATTACAACGAAATATACCCGCATATAAACGCAGACTTTGGTAAAGCAATGGGAAGGCTGTGGGTGATTAGTTCGTTGTATAAAAACAAAATTATCGCGCAAAATGACCGAGTACATTTGCTCGGAACTGCAATGCCCTTTGAATTTAAGTTTTATAACGATTATCCATTTATTGAATCTATTGACACATCCAATCCAATTATGGCGGCTTTAGAAGGAACTAAATATACTGACGGCCAACATCCAAAACCAAAACTTAACATGAATGAAGTTCAAACTTGGCCTCTTAAAAAGATAGATGTAGATTTAGTATATTACAATGTAATCTTATTTAGAGATATAAACAATTTAAATTATGGACAAAACACCCCCAATAGTAAACCCAGCATTTGAGGAACTCTTAAAAAAAGAATTAGATAAAATATGGGATAGAAGAGATGTTATAGGATATGGTACTATAGAAGCATTGCGTAGATTAAATAATTCTCACTATAATTTTTACTATAATAAAAAAAAATAAAAATATGAATAACCTTAAAGACAATGTCGTAGTTTCACTTAGTGGTGGGATGGACAGCAGCACTTTACTTTTACGCTGTTTAAAAGAATACAAAAATGTTATTGCTATAAGTTTTGATTATGGTCAAAAACATCGAGTTGAACTTGAACGTGCCCAATTATTAGTAGAATACATCAATGACAATCCTACTCGTATGTTCCACCACGATCATGCCCCTAATGGATTCGAAGAAATATACTCACCGGTAAACTATCAAGTAATTAGATTAGACGGATTAACAAGTCTACTCAATTCAGCACTTGTAGCTGGTGGTGTTGAAGTTCCTGAAGGGCACTATGCTGAAGAAAATATGAAAGCAACAGTTGTTCCTAATCGGAATAAAATCTTTGCTTCGATTGTACAAGCAGTAGCTTTATCCATTGCCACTCAACGAAACGAAACATGCGATATTGCATTAGGAATACACGCCGGTGATCATGCAATTTATCCTGACTGCAGACAAGAATTTAGAGATGCTGACGATAGGGCATTTAGACTTGGTAATTGGGAATCTGAAAGGGTAGGATATTTTACACCTTATTTACATGGTGACAAATTTACTATCTTAAAAGATGGAGAAATGCTGTGCAAAGAATTAAATCTAGATTTTGATGAAGTATACGCACGTACAAATACCTCGTATAAACCAATATGGATACCTGGACCTGAAAGTACATCTCGAGTAGAAGAAACTCTTAGAACTAAATGGGGTGAATGGTTTTCAGACTACAAATCAGCAAGTTCCGTGGAACGCATCGAAGCATTTATTAAATTAGGACGACCTGATCCTGTAAACTATGCCGATGAAACTGGTCCTGTGGCCTGGGAGATTGCAAAATCACACGTTGAAAAAATATTAAAAGAACATGAAGCGTAAACAATTATCAAAACCACAATACTATGTTGTGATGGATCAAGATGGTTTAGTATTTTCGGGTTTACAACATGGAGAACCAAAATGGGATGCTAATTGGAACAACGCTAAACCCTTAGAATTATCATCAACCCAATATTTATTACGAGGAAACAAACATGAATTAATTAAACAAGAAGAAATTTTATGAAACAACTATGGTATTTTTCCGCTAGTTGGTGCCAGCCGTGCCAACAATTCGGTCCTATTATGGATCGAGTAGCAAAACAAGGGATTCCTGTCAATAAAATAGATATTGACTACACCCCTGATGTAACAACAAAATATAATGTCAAAAGTATTCCTACTGTAATTTTAGTAGAAAACGGACAAGAAGTTAAACGTTTTACCGGAGCGCGCAGTTTTGAACAAGTAATGAGTTTTTGCAATGGGAAGTAAATTTCAATCAACAAAATTATTTGACGGATTTTCTACTGTATTTCGTCAATATAAAGCTAAAGATACGCATTGTAAATATTTACACGGATATGCTATTAGCTTTAGAGTATGGTTCGAAGGTGAATTAGATGAACGTAATTGGGTTATGGATTTTGGATTTAGCAAACGTGCCAAAAACACAATTGACGGCTTAAACCCAAAAGCTTGGATGGACTATATGTTTGATCATACCACTATTATAGCCGAGGATGATCCATATCTAAATCATTTCAAGCAAATGCACTTTGATGGTATTATTCAACTTCGTCTTTTACCAGCTGTAGGAGCTGAGCAATTTGCTAAATATATTTTTATTAAACTTAATGAATTTATATTAACCGAAACCAATAATCGTGTTAGAGTAGCAAAAGTAGAAGTATATGAAAACGAACGCAATTCTGCTACATATGAAGATCCAACCCAAACATTAGTTATACCCAAATCAGACAGACCATCTAATTGGTCAGAACCAACATATACCTTATATTAATATGAGTTTAGGAAGAATCCCAAAATAGCATCGATGTTTTTTGTATTTTTACATATTTATAATAAAAAACAATATGGTAAAAGATACAAAAATATATTTAGTAATGAATTGTTATAATGATTATAATAAAGTTTATATAGGCAAAACTATAAATAAATCACGAGAAAATGATCATAAAAGAAAATATGGTTATAGCATCAAATTTAAAATTTTAGAAGAAATAAAAGGAACAGATAAAAATTTATGGAAACCTCGTGAATCATATTGGATACACCACTACTTAAATTCAGGATTTGAGGTTTTAAATAAACAACTTAAAGGAGGTAGTGGGGTTGAATACCACTCCGAAGAAACAAAAAATAAAATTAAAGAATGGAAAAAACAAAATCGTGTTCGTGTGAGAAAAGATATTGAAGAAAAAAAATATGATATTATAAAACAATACATATCAGGAGATGGGGCGCATATTATAAGTTCTCAATACGGTTGCCACCCTGATGTTATTAAAAGAATTTTAAGGGAAAACAATGTGTCTTTTAGAACCCCATCTGAATCTCAAAAATGTAGAAAAGGAGAAATAAGAAGAAAAGATCTTTGGAATAACCAAAAAGAAATATTAAATTTATTTCTATCTGGGAAGAACTATACAGAAATAGGAAGAATATTTAATACTAGTGGAACACAAATTAGATTAATGTTAAAAAAAATATAATATGAAATTAAACTTAGTAAAAGGGGGAATATTCCCTATAAAAGACAATCTTGAAAATGATTCAACAGGATTTAAATACTCAGGAACTTTTCAAGGAGAGGGAAAATTAACAGGCACTGCATGTCTTTTTATTCGCACATCAGCGTGCAATTTAAGATGTGCTTGGGTTGGGTTAGATGGAAATGGGTCATTATGTGATACTCCCTATTCTAGTCATAATCCTGAAAAAAATCAAATGGAAGTAGATGATATAATAAGAATAGTACTAGACAATACCCTCTCTCAAAATATTTCCCATATTGTTATTTCAGGAGGAGAACCGACTATGCAAACTGAATCTCTAATTGACTTATTAAAGAAGTTAAAAAATAGAGGATATCATACTACTATTGAAACTAACGCAACTTTATTTGACAAATCTATTTCTCAATATACTGATTTAGTTTCTATGTCCCCTAAATTATCTTCTTCAACCCCATGGGAAGCCAATTTAAAAAATTCGGGAGTAATATATAAAAAGAATTGGGCAGAAAGGCATGAACGAGATCGAATTAATATCGAGGCTATCCAACAATATATTAATGGTTGTAAAGAGTTTGGTAAAGATTTTCAATTAAAGTTTGTTATTACTACTGATCAAGATATAAAAGAAATTGAAAGTATTTTATCTAAATTAAAAAATTTTGTTCCTTCTGATGTATGTCTAATGCCCGAAGGAGTAGATGTTAATACTTTAAATTCAAGAACAGGATGGATTGCGGAACAAGCAGTTATGAGGGGGTGGAGGTTTTGCCCAAGATTGCATATTATAATGTTTGGGAAAAATAGATATGTGTAAAAAGTTATACATAAATTATTTGGAATTGTAAAATAGATTCCATATATTTACATATGTTAAAAATAGCAGTTATAGCACACGATGGTAAGAAAGCAGACATGGTTGCTTTTATTATGAAGAGGTTAGACTTTTTCAAGAACAATCAAATCATTGCCACCGGAACTACCGGCACCCACATAGAGCACGCCGGTATTCAAGTCATTAAAAAGAAATCAGGTCCTTTGGGTGGTGACGCTCAAATAGCAAGTATGATAGCAGAAGGTGAGATAGATGGTGTTGTTTTTTTTGTAGACCCGCTTGCTGTTCATCCACATATTGTAGATGTGAATATGTTACTAAGGGTTTGTAATGTTTACAACATACCTCTTGCCACAAATTACGCAACAGCTTCCCTGTTAATTGAAGGATTTAAAAATAAAAAGTTATGAAACAACAACACAACCCAAAAGACATTAAATACGGACTGATGGTCGTAGATCCAAATCAGGAAGGAGAAATGTTAGACATCATTCATTTTGTTGGATATTGGGAAAAACCCACCAAACTAGACGCAGATTCTTTAAGAAAAGAACTGATGACTGATGAAGAATTTGGTCTGACCGAAATTGCAGATCGTCTTGATATCCTTTCAGCCCCGGATCATATTGTTGAGAAATACGTAAAAGAGATTATAGCAAGTGAGGAAAATTAAAAATAAAAAGTTATGAATAAAGAAGAAATAGAACATTGGATTAACAGATGGAAAATGTTAAAACAATCTCCAAGAAGAGATATGGTAATAAAAATATGGTCAAATTTATTAAAAAATAGAAAGTTATGAACACCCTAGATAAACAATACATAGCACTCCTACAAGACATACTTGATAATGGAGTTGGAAAGAAAGACAGGACAGGTACGGGGACTCTATCAGTATTCGGTAGACAAATCCGTCATTCTATGAAAGATGGTTTCCCACTATTAACTACAAAGAAGATGTACTTCAAAGGAATCGTGACCGAGTTGTTATGGTTCCTACGTGGTGATACTAATATTAAATTCTTAGTTGATAATGATTGTCATATTTGGGATGGAGATGCTTATAAGAATTATGTAAAACATTGGGAACCAAATATTGAATACATTGATAACAAACCTATCTTAACACAAGAAGAATTCATCAACAAAATCAAAACAGACGATGAGTTTGCTAAGAAGTGGGGTGAGTTAGGTCCAATTTATGGCAAGCAATGGAGAAGTTGGAGTTTTCCAGAAATTACTACTTATCAAAGATGTTGTGGATATGGACCAATAGACCAAATCCAAAACCTAATCAACGACCTTAAAACAAATCCAGATAGTAGACGATTAATGGTTAGTGCTTGGAATGTAGGTGAATTAGACCAAATGGTACTTCTACCTTGTCATTATGGATTTCAAGTTTATACAAGAGAGTTGAGTAGAGTAGAAAGAAATAGATATGTGTTTGAAAATGTACCCATGGAGAGTAATACGTTTAATGGATTTTTTGCAAGTGAAGTTCAAATGATGGGTGACGAAGACTTTAACATAGTCTTTAGTAATATCCCAACCAGAGCAATCTCTTTAATGTGGAATCAACGTTCAGTAGATTTTGGCCTTGGTGCTCCTTTTAATATAGCAAGTTACGGTTTGTTGCTGGGGATTATTGCTAAGGAAGTAAATATGGTTCCTGACGAGCTTATAGGAAATTTAGGAGATGTACATTTGTATCTTGATCATATAGAACCTATTAAAGAACAATTGAATAGAGAACCATATCCATTGCCAACATTGAAAATTGAACCAGAAGTTAAATGGAACGAAGGTGATTGCTTACCTTATTATTCACCACAAGATTTTACATTAGAAAACTATCAATCACACCCAACAATTAAATTACCTTTATCAAATTGATTCATATTTATTAATATGGTAGCATTTCTTATTCTATTACTCATAGTAATCCCTTTATCTGTTCGTTGGGTGAGAGGTACAGATTATCAAAAATTAGATTTGTTTGATGACGAAGATAAAAACATGGTATGATAAAATTAGTTGATTTACTAAGGGAAAACATAAAAAACAATATTGTCAATGATGCCAAAACCTTATCTAAAGAAGATTTTTTAGAAAAATATTCTGCTGAATTCAAAAAATTTGGCACTTATGAACCTCATGGTTATATTTCAACAAACAATAACCAACCCTACATTAGATTAAATGATAAAACCATAGAAGTAACCCCATCAGAATACGATAATTGGGGTGAATTAAAACTTAAACAAGAATACGATACTAGCAAACCCGTACTACTAAAATACACAGCCGAGTATGATGATGCTCAAGTTGTAGACGGACACCACAGAGTAAAATACATAATAGACAAAGATATTAATGGAGAGTTAGGTTATGTTTTAGACGATGAATCATTAGAAAATTTTTGGAATACTTTTAATTAAATACAAAATGCTCACAACATTATACACTGAAAACGAATTAAAACTAATAGTTAAAGATATAGCTAAAAATATAGCTGAAAATGTTATAGAACAAAAATGTGAAAAGCCTCCCGTAATGATTTGTATATTAAACGGGGCTTTTATATTCTTTGCTGATCTAGTTAGAGAATTAGGGGATTGTGAAATAGATTTTATTAGAGCCAAATCATACGACGGTGTGACCCAAGGCGAACTAAAAATAACTAAATACCCCGAAATTCCTCTTTGCAATAGAGATGTATTTGTAATAGACGATATTTACGACTCGGGCAACACGATGGATTTTATTATTAAAAAACTCCAAGTAGACAAACCTAAATCAATAACCCCAGTAACTTTATTTAAACGCTTTTCTTCTGATACTCCTAAAGATTTAATTTATGGGTATTTAATTAAAGATGAAGCCTATTTATATGGATATGGTTTAGATGGGGTAAATGGATTATATAGGAATCTAAAAGTAGTAAAAGGTATTTATATTGAGGTAGATTAAACTTGGTTTTTTAAATAAAGGTTATTATATTCATACGAAAAAATAAGTTATATGCAAGAAATAGAAAACAAACGCCGCAAACAATATAAAGATATTGAATGCGTGCCAATAGGCTATGCCAATGGAGTAGCATCAGGATACCCACTTACCGACAAAGATAAAGAATTAATGATAGAGGAAGCAACCGAAGCATTCGGTAAATTCCTTGATGCATTAAAATGCGATTGGAGAAACGATCCTAATTCAATGGAAACTCCTCGTCGCGTAGCAAAAGCATATGTTAATGATTTATGGAAAGGCAGATATACTCCATTTACAGAAATTACATCATTCCCGAGTGATGGATACGATGGTATTATTATTGAAAGAAATATTCAATTAACTAGCATGTGTAGCCACCACCACCAAACAATTAGGGGTGTAGTACACATTGGCTATGTTGCCGGAGATGAAGGTAGAGTAATCGGGTTATCTAAATTAAACCGAATCGTAGAACATTTTGGCCGCCGTGGAGCTATTCAGGAACAACTTACCTCAGCAATTCACCAAGCTGTAGATAAAGTTTGTGAAAATAATAAAGGAGTTATTATAACTATAGTTGCTACACACAACTGTGTAAGTTGTAGGGGTATTAATCACCAAGGAGCAGCTATGGTAACTACCAAAGCAAGCGGTGTATTCATGGACAATAATAATTTAGTGCGTAAAGAATTTTTTGATTCACTCAAAATAAACAACGGACACATTTCAATTTAATATTTATGGAAAACAATAATTACGTACCCTTCGTAAGTGAAGTTGAGGAGTTTAATGCTTTAATGAATAAACCCAACAATTATGAACCTACAATTCCAACCAATAGAAAAGAATGGGAGTTTGTATACAACTTTGTTTTGGAAGAACTTGAGGAATATAAACAGGCATGTGAAAAAGGAGATATCGTTGAGGTTTTGGACGCGCTATGCGACATTGCTTATGTATCCCTTGGGAATGGAGTTTTACTTCATGGCCTTAAGGATAAAATTTGGCCCGCTTATTTGGAAGTACAGGCATCTAATTTATCAAAGGCTTGTAACACTGAAGAAGAAGCACAAGAAACTGTCAAAGTACGCTCCCAAGAACAAGGTGCAGATTGCCATTACGAGCGAGTTGGTGACAAGTATGTGGTATATCGTAGCCACGATAAAAAAGTAATGAAATCAATCAATTATTTTAAACCTAATCTTAAGCAATTTTTTACAGAAGAAGAATTAAAGCGATCTAAATGAGTTATAAATCGTGTTATGCCCAATACATAAACCCCAATAATTATAAAATCCACTTATGGGATGATGAAAGTTACAAATCATTTTCTTGGAATTTTTATGCTTATGAAGAATGTGACGATATAGATGCTGATAAAAATATTAGAGGGCTAAGACATGAATCCCTTCGTAAAGTAACAAAATGGGATAAAGAAAATCCTAGATTACATTTCTACGACATTAAACCATATCAACGATTTTTAATTGATAAATATGGCACTAATGATGAGCCTTCTACAACTCATCGTGAAGTGTTTTTTGATATCGAGATTGAAATGGGGGGAGCTCTTACTAAAGATTATATTATGAATGCCCCTAAACCTGTTACTTCTATAGCTTGGTGGTATAAACAGAAAGATGAATGGGTTATTTTAATTTTAGATGAAAAGGGAGAATTAGAAAATGCTGTAGAAGAAAATAGAAAAATAATCCCTATAAAAACCGAACAAGAATTACTCATGAAATTTTTAGAGTATATTCGTACTATTAACCCCGATATATTAGTAGGTTATAACAGCGATTACTTTGATATACCCTATTTATATTTTAGAATGTGCAAAATATTTGATGTGGAAATTGCAAACATGCTTTCACCTATTGGGGTTGTTAAAGACGAATCGGAATGGAATGAACATCGTTGGTTAGATATAGCAGGTTTAGAATCACTGGACTATATGAAATTGCATAAAAAATTTAGTTTTAAAGATGAACCATCATATAAACTTGATTATTTAGGTAAAAAATATGTAAATATAGAAAAAGTTGAATATAATGGCAGCTTAGATAGATTATTTAAAGAGGATAAAAACAAATTCATCCAATATAACTTTCGAGACGTTGAAATTATAAAAGCACTAGATGAAAAGTTTCAATATTTACCATTAACTAAAAATCTAGCACATAAAGGAAAAATTAGATATTCGGACGTTTATAAAAACAGCTTTATACACGATGGGGCTATTTCTGCCTATTTACTTTCTCAGAATATAATTCCCCCCTCCCGCGATAGAAATCCTATAACTAAGAAAAATTATGCAGGGGGGTATTTATTTTGCCCCCAAGCAGGTTTATTCAAATATATGTTTGACGAGGATTTAACATCACTATATCCTTCAATTATAATGTCTTTAAATATTGGTAAAGAAACTTTAGTAGGTAGAATTATTATCCCCGATGAGAAAGTTGTGGTTGAAGGTAAAGAAATATTTAATTGCCGTTTTGGGTTAAATGATTTAAAACAAATGGATAGTGAATTAGATTTAACTATTCAAAATTCTAAACGCAAATCCGCCCAAATGAAAGTTAAAGATATTATTAATCTAATCGAAAATGAAAATTTAGCTATTTCAGCTAATGGGGTATTATATAGAACAGATTTTGATTCAGTACTAAAAACAATTCTATCAAAATGGTTTGATGAAAGGGTTATTTATAAAAATAAAATGAAACAATCTTATAAAGCAGGTAATAAAGCAGATGGAGAAAAATACCATTTAATGCAACATACAATGAAAATTTTATTAAATAGTTTATACGGTGCTACAGCTTTAGGTTCATTTAGATACGGAAATGTAATATTAAGTGAAAGTATAACTTTAACAGGGCAACGTATTATTCAAGAATCAGCTTTATTTGCTAACACTCATATGAACAAAGTATTAAAAGGAGAAATAACACTATGATAGCTAAACAATCAATTAGAAAAGGAACTACAATTTATTATAATGGTAGAGAAGTAAGTAAAGATGAGGTTATACAATTAACCAAAGATTTTACTGAACGTCAAGAAAATTTATTTAGGAAAATGCTTACGCAAGGCGGAATCCTTACTATTCAAGGTATAGTATTTGAAATTAAAACAGAAGAACCTTTGTATGATAGTAAGGGAGAAATAGCTACGGCATACGTTAGTCCTTTTAAAAATTGTGATGACGAATATTATGAGGAAGAAAATAACGAAACCGAAGAGAACGATTGATTTACACGGAGTTTCTCATTCTGATGTAAATAAAATATTAGAAAATTTTTATTTGTGGAAAGGAAAGGGATTAGAAGAATCTATTATTATAACAGGAAACTCAACAGAAATGAGAAAATTAGTATTTGAATTTTTAGATGCACATGATTTTAAGTATATTGTGTGGGCTGAAAATCTGGGCCAAATAAATGTAATAGGATGATACACATAGAAAATACACCTTGGTTTGTCTGTAAAAAAGATGATACTAATTTTTGTTCATATATTGATACTGATTCGAATTATTATAATGCTGAGCCTTTACTTAGGCATTTATATCCCGATTTTGATAATATGAGTGAAGATGAAAAAGATTCTAAACTAGAAGAAATAGCACTCAAATACCAAGATTTAATTACGGATTATTATTCCCAAATGTCCCAAAATATATTTAATGTTCCTCAACATAGGTTTGAAATGAAAACCGAATGTATTATTCGTTCAGCCTATTTTAGGGCTACTAGAAGATATGCCCAATGGATTACTAAAAAGGAGGGTGTAGTTAAAAATGAGTTAGACATTAAGGGGTTAGAATTTATGAAAGCTAATTTTCCCCCTATTTTTGGAGAATTTTTTAATTCAATTTTAGAAAAAACACTTAAAGGAGCAAGCCAAAATGAAATTGATGATTTAGTACTTAAATTTAGGGAATATGTAATGTCTAAAGAGGTTGATATTACTATATTAGGTAACCCTACAGCTGTAAAAACATTAAATGATTATGTAGTAAAAGATAAAGGTAAACCTGTTTTAGCTTCAATGTTTACTGCTATTGCCCCTAAAGCTCCCGCCCCAGTTAAAGCCGCTATTAGGTATAATGATTTATTAACATTTTGGAAACTAGATAAACAACATTCAAAAATTGTTCAAGGTGATAAAATTAAATGGATTTATCTAAAAGATAATCCTTATCGAATTGATGCACTTGCATTTTTAGACTTTGATATTCCCGAAAAGATACTTACATTATTGAATCAATACGCCGACAAACATAAATCATTTGAATCTATATTAGAAAGTAAATTAGAGGGATTTTACAATGATATGGGTTGGCAATTAAATTTAAATCCCTATAGAAATCTATTTTTTGAATTTTAATTATGATAAGCAAACACAACCTACAAAAAGTTATATCTAAATATAATTTAAACGGATTAGTTGAATCCGTAAAATGGACTATTAAAGATAAGTCTTTATATGTTAAATTCAATAATCCTGCTAAAAGCATGATTGGAGAAATTGAATATAAAGATTTTGATCTACCCGATAATGAAATCGCTATTTATGATACTACTCAACTTGATAAATTAGTAGCAATTACTACAGGTGAATTAAATCTTAGTTTAGTAAATCAAAGGTTAATTATAGAAGATAGAAATTATACTTTAAATTACCCCTTAGCAGATATTTTATTAATTCAAGTTCCTAAAGGAGTAAATGAATCAAGTGGGTATAATGTTGAATGTTCTTTAGAAATTGAAGATTTATCTAATATAATTAAAGCTAAAGGAGCACTACAAAGTGATCACGTGATTTTTACTACAACCCAAAATTTTGATGGGGACAATGTAGTAGTAATGATATTTGGTAATAACGAAAGTTATACAAATAAAATCGAATATATGATTCCTAATAGTAAAAATACTAGTGCCCAATTTAATTTACCATTTGACTCAGAAATAATTAAAGTAGTTATGGCTAATAACAAGGATGCAGATAAAGCTACTATGAAAATAAATACTAATGGTTTACTTAAATTAGAATTTGAAGGTAGTAATTGGAGCAGTAGGTATTTCTTTGCAAGAAAAGCCGAATAAATTTGGATATCTTATGTTTATTTCGTATATTTATAATATGATCAACTAGTTGTAATTTTAAAATAAAAAGTTATGTCAAAAGGAAGAAAAAAAAATCAACAGTATACAAAGTATCTTAAAGATCCTATTTTGGAGCCCTACTTCATTCAATTAGAAGAGGGATGTTATACAGTGCACAAAAATGTTATATCTGATAATAGCAGAGAATATTCACAAAAAATAGGCCATTATATTAATTTTCATACGGCTTTAAGTAAAGTAGCTGAAGATATTACTAAATCCCAAAGTTATGATTCAATACAAGATTTTATTAATGAATACAAAAAAACAATTAACCAATTAAACCAAGCATATGAACTTAGAAGCACTATTTAATGCTGTAATAGTACAGCCTCTTGAATTGGAAGAAACAACATATGGAAACATTGTTGTCCCCGATTTAGGAAATGAAAAAAACAAAACAGGTAAAATCGTTTCTGTAGGACCAGGAGCACAATCTATAACAGGTGAATTTATTAAAACTGTTCTAAAAGAAGGTGATGTAGTTGTGTTACCTACTATGGGTTTTACTAAATTTGAATACAAAGGAGATGAATATTGGATTGGAAGAGAAAATGAAATTTTAGCTAAAATAAACAATTAATTATGAGTAAAGTTATAGAATTTGGAACCGAAGCAAGAAAACAACTTGTCGAAGGGATCGATAAGTTATCTAAAGCAGTTGTATCAACATTAGGACCTAATGGGCGAAATGTTGTAATTGTAAACGAACAAGGACAAGTACAAAGTACTAAAGATGGTGTTACTGTAGCTAAAAATATTACACTACAAAATAATATTGAAGAAGTAGGAGTTAAAATGGTAAAACAAGCAGCTATTAAAACCGCAGACATTGCAGGTGATGGAACTACCACTTCAACTTTATTGGCTAGTGAAATGGTAAAAGCCGGTTTAAAACACCTAAATAATGGAGCAAATGCGGTTGAAATTAAACGTGGTATAGATGCTGCTGTTAAACAAGTAATTGAAAATATCAAACATAATATTAAAGAAGATATTTCCTCCGAAGAACAACTTGAACAGATTGCTACCATTTCAGCTAATAATGATGTTGAAGTAGGTAAACTAATAGCAGAAGCTTTAAATAAAGTAGGCCGAGAAGGCATAGTTACAATTAATGAATCCAATTCAGGTGAAACTTATCTTGAAGTAGTAGAAGGTATGCAATTTGATAGGGGTTATAAATCCCATTATTTTGTAACTAATAATTCTACAATGACCACATATTTAGAAGATCCATTTATTTTAATAGCAGATAAACGTTTTACCCAAATAAAAGAATTATTGCCTATTTTAGAAGGTGTGTCTACCCAAAACAAACCACTATTAATTATTGCTGAAGATATTGATGGTGAGGCACTAGCAACACTTATTGTAAATAAACTAAGGGGTACTATTAGAGTAGCTGCGGTTAAAGCCCCTGATTTTGGTGATCGCAGAAAATTAATTTTAGAGGATATCGCTGTTTTAACTGGAGGTCAAGTATTTAGTACTGACAAGGGAATGAAACTAGACAAATTTAGTTGGGACTGGTTCGGTAGTTCTCGTAGTGTAACAATAACAAAAGATGAAACAACAATTATCGACGGAAGAGGAAAACCTGAATCAATACAAGCACGTATTGAAGAACTTCAACAACAAATCGAAAAATCAAAAACCCCTTTCGAACAAGAAAAACTCCAAGAAAGGCTTGCGAAACTCACAGGAGGGGTAGCTATAGTTCACGTTGGTGGAAACACTGAAACTGAAATTAAGGAACGTAAAGACAGAGTAGAAGACGCCCTATATGCTACTAAAGCTGCTATTGAAGAAGGAATTGTAGCTGGTGGTGGAACTGCTTTACTTTATGCTAAAGAAGCTATTACTCAAACCCAAGACGAACTAAGTAATGACACCTATATTGGTAAAAATATAGTTTATAATGTTTGTTCTAAACCATTTACTACTATTTTAGCTAATGCTGGTTACTCAGAATCCGAATGTTATAGTATTATCAATCAATTAAGTCCTGATAAGATTTGGGAAGGGTTTAACCTTAAAACTGAAACTATTGTCAATATGAAAGAAGCAGGTATTATTGATCCCGCTAAAGTAACCCGTATAGCGCTTGAAAATGCCGCATCTTGTGCGGGTACAATACTTCTAACAGAATGTGTAGTTGTAGACAACCCAGACGATAAAAAGAAAGACGATACGGATAATTTAATGGGGGGGATGTATTAATGGATACTCAACAAATTGAAAAATTAGTTGAAATAGCTCACCGCGTTAAGGGTAAAGGAGATACTTGGACATTACTAGCTAATAACCAAGTATACTCCTCCTTAACCGAGGTATTAAATGCGTATTATGTTATAGCAACTGTAAAACCTAATGCATTTAGACTTGAACCTATGAAAGGAGTTTGTTATATTATAACAAACCAAGAAATACCCAAACCCGAACCTAAAAAATTTGATTTATATGGAGATTTTGAATAGGGAACATACTTTACTAGTTGAAAAATATCGTTCTAAAACGTTAGAAGATTATGTAGGTAACGAACATATTAAATCTACTATTGAAAAATATTTAAAACAAAATGATATTCAAAACTTTCTTTTCTATGGTGGGGCGGGCTGTGGTAAAACTACTCTTGCTAAGCTTATTGTCAATAACTTGGATTGTGACTATCTCTATATTAATAGTAGTGATGAACGTGGTATTGATACTATTAGGGATAAGGTATCTGGTTTTGCTAGTACAGCTTCTTTTAAACCTTTAAAAGTAGTTATATTAGACGAAGCAGATTTTATTACAATTCAAGGGCAAGCGGCATTACGCAATGTAATTGAAACCTATTCCCGCACTACACGTTTTATACTTACTTGTAATTATATTGAACGTATTATAGATCCTATTCAGTCACGTTGTCAAGTATTAAAAATTGAACCACCTTCTAAAAAAGAAGTAGCAAAGCATCTATCTAAAATACTTGATACTGAAAATGTTTTACACACAATAAATGATATTAAGTGTATTGTAAATAAACATTATCCTGATTTACGTAAAATGCTTAATACGATTCAATTATCTACTCATGAAAGTGAAATTAGATTAGACGAATCAATATTAGTGTCATCTAATTATACTGCTTTAATAGTTGAAGAATTAAAACAATCTAAACCCGACTGGAAAGCAATCAGACAAATTATAGCAGATTCAGGTGTAAATGATTTCGAAGAATTATTTAGATACTTATACGATAATGCTTCGGCTTATGCCCCCAACAGAGAGGGTAGTGTAGCAGTTTATATCAATGAACATTCTTATCAAGCTAATTTTCGTATAGATAAAGAAATAAATGCTATGAGTTTAATTTCAAAACTTATAGATATAAAATGAGACTTTTAGCTACCCACCCTATTAAAAAGATGGACTTAGGTTTTCACGGAAACCTATTTGGGGGTAAATTATTATCTTGGGTAGATGCGGCTGTGGCCGCCTATGCTATGGAGGTGTGCCACTCTAAAAATATGGTCACAATAGCTATTGATAAGTGTATTTTTAAAAAATCAGCTAAAGAAGGATCATTACTTAAAATATACAGCAGATTAAATGATATAGGAAATACATCCGCTACCTTTGACGTTGAAGTTAGATCATACAATGTGTTTAAAGAAGAAGAAGCTATTATACTAACCACATCTATGACCTTTGTTAGAATAGACGATGAAGGAGGACCTATACCAATCTCAGAACAAGTTAAACGAAAATTTAATGAATCTAGGGCAGCTGATAGAAGCAAATAATAACTATTATCAATTGTATAGGGCAATAAAGGAACCAAAAACCTTACCTAATGAAATGGTTAACGAATTAAAAGATCTTTGGCTATGTACTCATACCTTTAGAAAAGATGGTATGTTGTATTTTTGTCGAGAAGTAGAATCAATCCCGTTTGAAATTATAAATTAAAATCATGAAACAACAACAACCACAACAACAATTAAATATTGACATCAAAACAACAGCTCCTATTAAATCACCAGAAGGCAATATGGTGTTTCAAGAAGGTGTAATTTTACGTAAAGTATCTAAATTTATCGCGGGTACTGCTGAAGATGGGGTTATCCCGGTGCCTGTATTTTTTGATGTAAAAACCGGTAAAGTATTAATTGAATTACTACCTAAGGAGCTTAGAGAAGAATTTCAAGAGTTATATGACAAAGAAGACGCAACAAAATAAATCATTTACTATATTTGATTGGTTAAAAGAGATTACATATACTAAATCTCCAGTATCCAAATTTAGTGAAAAAGATTGGGAATCATTTAATCCTTATATGGTAACCCGCTTTTTAAGTATGTCGCGTGAGTATATAGATTTGGTAAATTATGTACAAACTATACCATATACTGAAAAAGAAAAATATTATAGAATATATTGTGAATTTACCCCTAAAAAACAATTTTTTCAAAAATATATTAAATCAACCAAAAAAAGTCTTCCAAAAGATATAATAGAACAAATTAGTAAATACTATGAATGTTCGTTTGGAGAAGCAGAAAATTATAGTTATATTTTAGGGGATAGTGGTATAAAAGAAATTTTAACAAAATTAGGATATGAGTCAAAATAAAACCCGAGAAATAGAAGTAACAGACTCCATTGTAGATACAATTGTAGATAAATTTGTTACTAGAGCTAAATTTGGTAAAAATAAATACGGAACCGATTTAGATAGGACCGATTTATCAGTAGTAGACTGGATTACTCATTTTGAAGAGGAGCTAATGGATGGTATATTATATCTAGAAAAATTAAAACAAACCTTAAGTGGCAAATAAAACACCACAAATAGTAAGAGAGGTTAAAAAATTTGTCCCTACTAAATTAAATTACGCTTATCAAAAGCAAATTTCGTTTAGTCAATTTTCAACCTATATTCAATGCCCCCATAAATGGGCATTAATGTACAGGGATGGGCACTATAAATCAGAAGTGTCCATTCATATGACATTTGGAACTTCTATGCACGAAACTATACAGCATTATTTAGATGTAATGTATAATCAAAGTACAGCGGCTGCTGATAGAATTAATTTAGAAGAATATTTTGAAGATAGATTAAGAGAAAATTATAAAAAAGACTACGAACAAAATAAAAAAGAACATTTTTCTAATTCTATAGAACTAAGAGAATTTTTTGAAGATGGGAAAGCCATTTTAGAGTGGTTTAAAAAGAAGAAAAAAATGTATTTTAGTCAACGTGGATGGTGGTTGGCAGGTATTGAAGTTCCTATTTTAATTGCGTTTAATCCCGTTTATAAAAACATACTATACAAGGGGTACATAGACGTAGTGATGTATTGTGAACGTTCAAATAAAATAAAGTTAATCGATATTAAAACCTCTACTAGAGGGTGGAAAGAAAAAGAAAAAACAGATGAAACTAAATTAATGCAATTAGTTTTATATAAAAAGTTTTTTGCTGAACAATTTAATTTCCCAATAGACGATATTGAAATAGAATATTTTATTGTAAAACGCAAACAACACAACCATCCTGATTATCCTAATAGCAGAATCCAAACATTTGCCCCAGCTTCAGGTAAAGTAAAATTAAATAAAACCACCAAAGCAATAAATGAGTTTGTTGAAAAAACATTAGATCAAGAAGGTAAACATAAAACAGACCCTATGATTAAATTACCTAATAAAAATTGTACTTACTGCCCCTTTAATAATTCACCTGAACTTTGTGATAAGGGGTTATCTTAATATCTCTCCATATATTTATATACAACAATTAAATATTAAACGTTATGAACAAAAAAGATATGGTTTTAACCAGCGTCAAAATACAAAGTGAATTATTTGACGAGTTTAAAGTTTCGTGTGTTAGACATAAGTTTTCATTTCAAAAACTTGCCGATCGTGCAATTCATTTGTACCTTACAGACGACAATTTTAGAAAAATCATTCACAACCACAACATTTTAGAAACAAAATAATTTATGAAAGAAGGTTATATTCCTCAGAATCAAAGAAAGAAAATTCTTATTATTACTGATGACATCCGACTGCCCTCAGGAGTAGGAAATGTCGGTAGAGAAATAGTTATACATACCTCCCACCACTATAATTGGGTTTGTATAGGGGCAGCTATTAAACATCCCGAAGCAGGTAAGCGTTTTGATTTAAGTCAAGACACAAACCAAAATGCAAACATAACAGATTCAAATGTAATTTTATACCCATTCGATGGTTATGGTAACCCTGATTTTGTAAGATACTTAATCAAAACCGAAAAACCAGATGCGATAATGTTAATTACTGATCCTCGTTATTTTATGTGGTTGTTTCAAATTGAAAACGAAATTAGAAAACATATACCAATAATATATCTTAATATTTGGGACGATTATCCTGCACCTATGTACAATCAAGCCTTTTATGCATCGTGTGATGCATTATTGGGCATTTCAAAACAAACAGTAAATATTAATAAATTGGTTTTAGGGGATAAAGCTAAAAACAAAGTTATAGAGTATGTACCCCATGGATTAAATCATGAAATATTTTTCCCAATCCCAAATAAAGAACAAAATAAAGAATTTCAAGAATATAAAAAGAATTTATTTGGAGGGAAGGAATATGATTTTATAGTTTATTTTAATTCTCGAAATATCCGCCGTAAACAAATCCCAGATACTATTTTGGCGTTTGATTATTTTGTTCAGCAATTGCCTAAAGAAAAAGCAGCCAAATGCGCCATGTTATTACATTGCGATCCTATAGACGATAATGGTACGGATTTAACAGCAGTTATAGAAACTTTGTGTTCTAGCGATACTAATTTTATTTTTAGTACTGGTAGAAAAAACATTGTAGAAATGAATTTTATGTATAATATGGCTGATGTTCAAATTTTATTGACATCAAACGAAGGGTGGGGGTTATCTTTAACTGAAGCTATGTTAGCCGGAGTACCTATTATAGCTAATGTAACTGGGGGCATGCAAGACCAAATGCGCTTTGAATTTGAGGATGGTACTTGGATTAATTTTGATGCTGATTTCCCCTCAAATCATAGAGGTACTTATAAAAAACACGGTAAATGGGCTTTCCCGGTTTATCCTTCAAATCATTCGATTCAAGGCTCACCTATAACCCCTTACATTTTTGATGATAGATGTAAATGGGAAGATGCAGCTAAACAAATTATAAATGTTTATAATTTAGGCCCTGAAGAACGTAAATCTAGGGGATTAGCTGGGCGTGAATGGGCTATAAGTGATGAAGCAGGATTTACTTCACAACACCAAGCTAAACGTTTTATCCAATACACAGATAAATTATTTGATGTTTGGGTCCCAAGAGAAAAATTTGAATTAATCGAAGCCAACAAATTCCAAAAATCTAAATTAAACCATAAATTAATATATTAATGAAACCGTTATTTATAATTAGTTGTCCTATTGATTGTTATAGTGGATACTCCTCGAGAAGTCGTGATTTAGTAAAAGCTATAATTGAATTAGATAAATACGATGTGAAAATATTACCTCAAAGGTGGGGAGGAACCCCCTGGGGTTTTATAGAAGACAATCCTGAATGGAAATTTCTAGAAAAACATATTTTACCAAACGGGCAAATTCCCCGCCAACCCGAAATTTGGGCTCAAGTTACAATTCCTAATGAATTCCAACCAATAGGAAAATTTAATATTGGATTTACAGCAGGCATTGAAACCACAGTTTGTAATCCTACTTGGATCGACGGTCTAAACAAGATGGATTTAAATATTGTATCTTCAAAACATGCTAAAGATGTATTCTTAAATGCTAAATTTGAAGAAAGAAATCAACAAACCAACCAAGTTGTTAGACAAATCAAACTTGAAAAGCCAGTAGAAATTTTATTCGAGGGTGTAGATCTAAATATCTATAAATTACTAGATAAACTTCCCCAAAATGAACTATTTGACCATATAAATTCTATCCCCGAATCATTTGCTTATTTGTATTTGGGGGCATGGATACAGGGAGACTTTGGTGAAGACCGTAAAAACACTAGTTTATTAGTTAAAGCATTTTATGAAACCTTTAAAAATAAAAAACAAAAACCAGCTTTAATTTTAAAAACTAGTGGTGTAGGTTCTTCTTATATGGACCGAGATATGATTTTGGATAAAATATATCAAATTAAAAAAACAGTTAATTCAAAAGATTTACCTAATATTTACCTTTTACACGGTGAATTTAGTGATGCCGAAATTAATGAAATTTATAATCACCCCAAAGTTAAAGCTATGGTTAGTTTAACCAAAGGTGAAGGTTTTGGTCGTCCCCTACTTGAATTTACTCAATGTAAAAAACCTGTTATAACCACAAATTGGAGCGGACATACCGATTTTCTAGATCCCCAAATGTCTATCCTATTAGGGGGCCAGCTAACCCCAGTACACCCAAGTGTAGTTAATGACTGGATTATTAAAGATAGTCAGTGGTTTTCAGTTGATCACGGGCAAGTAGGTCATTATTTAAGAGATGTATTTGAAAATTATAAAAACTATACTGATAGAGCTAAACGCCAGGCATACAAATCTAAAACAGAGTTTAGTTGGGATAAAATGAAAGAAAAATTAAACCAAATTTTAGAAGGTAGTATACCAGAATTTCCATCCCAAGTACAATTGAAATTGCCTTCTTTGAAAAAAATAGAACTTCCAAATAAAAAAATAGAACTTCCAAAACTCAAAAAAGTAGAAACAAATGGATAATTTAGTTATATGTGAACGTTGTGGTAGTGATGCCTGCTTTATGCAAGAAATAAATGATAAAATCAAATTATATCATTGCATGGGGTGTGGATTTCAAGCCAATACTATAATGACTCGTGGCTCAGAATTTTTAAAAGAGCAAATAGAAATTTTACCTGAACTATATAAAGAATTAATGGTTGAAGATGAAAATGGAACTATTTGGATGCCATCAACTGTTAATATACCTTCTAAGGGCATGGTATTTGCAAACGGTACTAATAAAAATAATTGGCAATGGGCGGCTGTAAAAGCTATACCTATGCCTGAAGATGAAAAAGCTAAATTTAAATCAAAAGGTAAAGAATATGAATGGAAAATGGATATGGAAACACTAAAACTTTATCCTGAACGTGATTACATTGAAGCTCTTTTGTACATTAACGTGTTACCTGAATAATTATGAAAATAAGTTACGCTATAACAGTAAAAGATGAACTAAACGAATTACAACGTTTAGTTAATTTTCTTATTGATCGGAAAAGAACTGAAGATGAAATTGTTATTTTATACGACTCAAAGAATGGTAGCAAAGCAGTTGAAGAATGGCTGCGAGCAAACTCAGTAGCAAGCCATGAATATAGATGGTATAGCAGAGAATTTGACAATCATTTTGCCGACCATAAAAACTATTTTAATGTTCTGTGTACCGGCGATTACATATTCCAAATCGATGCAGATGAACTTCCACACGAACAGTTAATTGAAAATTTACCTTTTGTGCTACAGCATAACTCGGCAGTTGAACTTTATGCCGTGCCTAGAGTGAACACCGTAGAAGGATTAACCCAAGATCATATCCAGAAATGGGGGTGGAATGTAAATGAGAAAGGATGGGTCAATTGGCCTGATTTTCAGACTCGCATTTATAAAAATACTCCTGAAATAAAGTGGGTAAATAAAGTTCATGAAAAAGTTGATGGGCATAAGCAATTTGCGTATCTTCCTATGGACGAAGAGTACGCTTTGTACCATCCTAAAACAATTGAGAGACAGGAAAAACAAAATAACTACTACGATACGTTATGAAAAAAATATGGTATGCCCCCTATAAATTTGAATCTTATGGGGAAGAAGAAATTAAAGCAGTAGAAGAATCTCTTCGTTCAGGATGGTTAGGAGGACAAGGTCCTAAATCCGTAGAATTTGAGGAAAAAATTGCTAAACGTTTTGGAAAAAAATACGGCATATTTGTGAATTCAGGTTCATCGGCTTGTTTATTAGCAATTGCCTCCCTAAATTTACCTAAAGGGTGCAAAATTATTACTCCAGCATGTACATTTTCAACTACATTAGCTCCTATTATTCAATTAGGTTACAAGCCTAAATTTGTAGATGTAGGATTAAATGATTACGTAGCTAATATTGATCAAATAATAGCAGCTATCACTCCTGATGTAAAAGCAATTATGTTACCTAATTTAATTGGTAATAAACCAGACTGGAAACGTTTAAAACAAGAAATTAAATTATTAGGTCGAACCGATATTATTTTAATTGAAGATTCAGCTGATACAGTTACTGAAACTTTAGAATCAGATGTAGCGACAACTAGTTTTTATGCTTCACACGTTATTACAGCCGGTGGTGTAGGTGGTATGGTAATGTTCAATGATAAAAAGTATGTTACTAAGTGTCTACAATACAGAGACTGGGGCCGTTTGGGTGATGATTCGGAGATTATGGATGATCGTTTTAATCACATTATAGACGGTATTCCTTATGATCATAAATTTTTATATTCTGTATTAGGATACCATATGAAAGCTTGTGAAATGAATGCTGCGTTTGGATTAGTTCAATTACATCGTTTTGAAAAATTCTCACAAATTAGAAGAGAAAATATTGAACGTTATATTGAAAATCTTCAGGGTGTAGGTGATTTGGTTTTACCTGATGATTCAATTAAGCCAAATTGGTTAGCTATTCCTTTGCAAACCGAAAAACGTTATGAATTACTTAATTTCTTAGAAAATAATAACATTCAAACAAGAGTAACATTTGCGGGTAACGTAACACGCCACCCTGTTTATAGAGAATATCTACAAGAATTTACCAACTCAGATACTATTATGAAAAATGGATTTTTGTTAGGTGCCCACCATGGAATGACTATCGAGGATGTAGATTATGTCTGTGATAAAATCAAAGAATTTTTTAAATGAAAGTAGTAGTATTAGGTGATGGGCTTTTAGGAAGCGAAATTATTAAACAAACTAATTGGGGTTATATCTCTCGTAAAAAAGATAAGATAGACATTTTTGATTTTAATAGTTGGATGTACAAACTTAGTTCATACGATACAGTAATTAATTGTATAGCCAATACAAATACTTACTCAGATAAAAAAGAACTGCATTGGAAGATTAATTATGAATTTGTTGATACTTTAGTAACCTTTTGTAATGAAGCCGGAAAAAAACTGGTTCACATATCTACAGATTACATATATTCAAATTCTAAATCAGAGGCGTCTGAAGAAGATGTTCCGGTTCATTTAGAAACATGGTATGGTTATACTAAATTACTAGGGGATGCTCATATACAATTAAAATCAAATAATTATTTAATAATTAGGACCTCCCATAAACCATACCCCTTCCCATATAAAGAAGCTTGGTCTAATCAATATACAAATGGTGACTATGTAGATAAAATATCTAAATTAATTATAGAATTAATTGCTCTGGATCAATCAGGGGTGTTCAATGTTGGGACAAATGTAAAAACTTGGTATGATTTAACTAAAAATGAATTTAATACCTTTCCTATTAGTTCCCCATTAAATGTTCCCTTAAATGTTTCAATGAACATAAGTAAATTAAATAATGTTATTAAAAGAATTAATTAATAGATCAGCATACGGAACAATAGGATATATATCATCCCAAGAAGATTTATATACCCTTGAACAATATATTCTTTATAATTTACCAATTTTAAAAGAATATAAGCAAATTATTATTGCTACTAATTATAAAAATTATCCGGAATTTGTAGAAGAAAATACTCAATTATGGGAAAAATATTTCCCGGAATGTGTTATTATAGATTTAAAAAATAATAGAGGGCCTAATTTTGGGTACTGTGATTTAGATGATGCTCTTTTTGATTATTGTAAAGAAAATAATATTGAATGGTTATGTAAATCAGCCAATGATATAATTGTTCAAGAATCAATTTTAAATAAAGAAATTGAAGAAGTTGATTTTTACTATTTAAATGGAATTGGATATGGGGGGATAGTTTCCTACAATTTTGATTTTAATAAGATTATAAATGAAGATTTTTAT